CAGTACTGGACTCTTTGGATGATATCCCGGAGGCCCAGCGTGAGTTTTACGATGAGGATGGTGGCAAGTTTGTCCTTCAGTTGGACGATATCGATAGTCACCCCAAGGTCATCAATTTGAAGACGGCGCACGAAAAGACAAAGCAGGATCGGCGGCGTGTGCTAGATGAAGTCAAGGCACTGAAGGAAAAGTATTCGTCAGTGCCGGAAGACTTCAATGCCGAAGAGTACGTGCAGTTGAAAGAGCTCAAGGCCGAGCTCGACAAGGGCGGCGGCACGACACCTGAAGACAAGACGAAGAACGCGGAAGCCGTTGCCGCGCGCAAGATGCTGGAGCAGAAGATCACTGCAATCGAGGCGAAGCATACGAATGCTGTGAAGGCACTCGAGGCGAAGTTGGCAAGCAAGGAAACCTTCATCGCCAAGTTGCTGATCGATGACGGATTGACAAAGGCTCTCATGGATGGGGGTGTCGATCCGAAGTTGTTGAAGGCTGCAAAAGCCATGTTGCGCGAGAACGTCAAGGTGACGGAAGACGGCGACGGCGATTATTCGGCCATTGTCGAGACCGACATGGGTTCAGTTGACGTTCAGAAGTTCGTGTCTGATTGGATTTCTTCGGACGAAGGAAAAGTTTTCGTTGTCCCGGCAAAAGGTGCCGATGCTGGAACTGGCACAGGCAAGCAGGGAACCGGAAACAAATCCAACGAGCCGAACCCGTGGTCCAAAGACACCTGGAACCTCACACAGCAAGGTCAGTTACTGATGACTGATCGTGCCAAAGCCGAGAAATTGGCGAAGGCCGCTGGCAAGACTATCCCTGTCGCGGCTTGATAAATCTGCCCGCAGCGAAGCTGCAGTTTAGTTTCGATTGTGGACATTCCAAAGCCGAAGGCTGCGATTGTCCTTTGACTTCTCCCTGAAATCTTGAAAAGGACAACAAGCAATGCCCAATACCCCCACGAAAGTTTCGGACGTTATCGTTCCGGAAATCTTCAACCCGTACGTTCGGGAGCAGTCGATCCTCCTGAATGCGTTTTTCCAGTCCGGCATCATCGCACCTGTCGCCGACCTCAACTTCGGCACACGCGGTGGTCTGCAAATCGAAATGCCGTACTGGAAGGAGCTCGGTGAACGTGCCCAACTCCTGAACGACACCGAAGACCTCGTCATGAAGAAAATTCAGTCGGGTCAGGACACTGCCGTTCAGCATGCGCGTGCACTCGTGTACGGCTCGACGGACCTCGCCGCAGCCCTTGCCGGGGATGACCCGATGATGGCGATCGGCGATGGCATCGCCAAGAACTGGAGCACTGAGTTCAATCATATGCTCCTGTCGACTCTGCAAGGTGCTCTTGCAACAGCGTCGCACGGTCCGTCACCGGCGACAAACACACATGACATCTCCGGCTTGTCCGCAGGTGCTCAGTACATCGATGGTCACTCGTTTATCGATGCGGCCCAGTCCCTTGGCGATGCCAAGGAAAACATTGCCGGTGTTGCAATGCATTCCGCGGTTGAGTCCTCGCTTGCCAAGAACGACTTGATCGACTTCATTCGCGACAGCGAAGGGCAGTTGGTTATGAAGACCTTCATGGGCAAGCGTGTCATCGTTGATGACGCGATGGCTCCGACAACGGCAGGCGTCTACACGACCTACCTGTTCGGACCCGGCGCTATCGGTTGGGGCGAAGGCAATCCCAAGGTGCCGTCCGAGACACACAGAAACCCCCTGATCAACGGCGGTCAGGAGTATCTTGTGTATCGGCGTCATTTCGTCCTCCACCCGCGTGGTATCCGCTGGACTCCGCAAAACGGTGTTCCTGCGAGTCAGACGCCTTCCGATGCCGAGTTGGCCGATGACGGAAACTGGACGGCCGTCTACAATTCCAAGAACGTCCGGCTGGTCCGGTTCATCCACAAAATCCAGTAAGTGCAAAGTCACAAATGAAATGACAGGGAACTGAAAAGCTCCCTGTCATTTTTGAGTACATAGGGAGAAAATACTATGACGATTATCAAGCGAGCTACGCGCCAGGTATCATCCGCATCGGAAGATATCATGATGATCCGGCGCAGGTATGCAGTTGCAATCGGCAAGGGTCATGACGCGCCCATTGCGTCTATGATCGCAAACGGTGACCTGCCGGAAGACCACCCAGTTGCTGGCGTCGTTCCACACGAAACCAACCCCTTCATGCCTGACACGTTTGACCGCGAAGCCATCGTTGAACTGGCGCGTACAAATGTCGTCAAGGCGACACGGATGGCAAAAGAGGCCGGAGCGCCACTTGAGTTTTTCATTGGTCCGCAGTCCGGCACATTCTCAGTTACTCCAAAGAACACGACGCGGGAAGTTGGTCCTGGCGTCACACAAGATGACGGGCATCCGGAGCAGGCAAAAGTGCAGGATCGCCCTTCGCTTGAAGTCATCAAGGAACGGGTCCGCAAGTTGACTATGCCGGAACAGATTGGTGACGCAGCGACAAAGCTTGGTGCCGTTTTAACACCTGGTTTGCTTGATCCTGACAAGCCAACACCTGATCAAGAGACACCTCCCGCAGAACCAGCAGTTCCAAGCAACAAGCCTGTGCCGAAAACGTCCGGCGCATTGAAGCGTCCGATCGTGATCCCTCGGGATTATCTGGCGCTGCCTTGGAAGAGTTTGCAAAATCTTGCAGGTCGCATTTCAGGCGAGAAGCCCGCCAGCCGCAACGATGCTTTGGCAATCATTGAGGCGTACGCAGCGGAGAAACAGAAATGACCATCGTTGTCGAGGACGGAACGGGCCTTGCAGATGCCGAGAGCTATCAATCCGTACTCGGCTTTCAGACAGCTTCTGCTGCATTTGGTCGTGACGTTACAGAGTTTACCGATGAACAAATCGAAGGCGCCTTGCGGCGAGGTACGATCTACTTGGACTCAAAGTATAAGTTACTTTGGCGGGGTCGTCGCCTGAATGGACGTGCCCAAGCCTTGGACTGGCCACGCGTCAATGTCTATGACAACGAGGGGTATTTGGTTGACAGTACAACGTTGCCCAAGGAACTTGTCGAGGCTTGCAATGAGGCCGTCTTTCGTGAACTCACGGACCCCTTTTCTTTGACGCCTGATTTCGTTCCGGCACAGGAAAAGATAATCGAGGAACGCGTCGGTCCGATCATGACAAGATACTCGGACAAAGGACCTCTTGATCCTATTCCGCGCATTACTGTGATTGAGCAGTTATTGTCCAGCCTGATCGGTGGCAGTAACATTCGGCAGCTCGTGAGGTACTAAACCCATGGGTGTCTATGATCGGCAGGTGGCGCTGGCCCACAAGATGGCGGAAAAGAAGGGTGCCAAAGCCATACTGCGCCGTGATGGGTACGAGGACTTTCCGTGCAAGGTCATCACGACCATGTTCAATTCGTCAAGAATGGAACGGGACCTTATCCAGTGGAATGATCGCAAGGTTTTGTTACCGTCGGCGTACATTCCTGGCATAACGCCTGACCCGGAACGTGACAAACTATTGTACGTTGACGGGCATGATGAGTATCCGGCAATGACGCCTTTGCGGGTTGTGACTGTGGAGCCTCTGACACCCGGCGAACAACAGATCATGTTTACGTTGCAGGTGCGCAAGTAAGTCCCAATGACCACCTCGATCGACACTAAATACCGGCAGTATATCGTTAAGAAGGTTAGGAACCCAGACGATGACTCCCAGTATGTGCTTGTGCCTTGCGTCAAACGTATTGAGTTGGGAGATGCAAAATCATACGCGCAAGAGCATCGTTTCATATTTGAAAACACGAACAACAATACTTCACGCAAGGTTCGTGTAGCGGATGTTCAGTCCAAGAATGGCGACGGGCATCTGAAGGTTGAGCGTATTTTGAAGTTTGGCGTTTCTGACGCGAAGTCTTATGCGCAAGAGTACAAGTTCATTTTGAACAATGATGACGAACAAGCCCTTTTGGACGACAAGGGCGGAACGGGTGGTCCACACAAAAAGACACATATTCGTTATTGGGCGTCGCCACCTGATGCCGTTGAAAAAACAGATGGTGGTGCCCCTGATCCGACACAGGAGCCGACAGGAGCCGATGCTTGGATCAAGATGGAAGTTATTGATCAGTTTTCAGTTACTGACAATAAGTCCTATGCGCAAGAGTACGTTTATACTATCACGCAGCCGATCGATGGTTCGGACATTCCAAAAGAGGAAGACGCGCCGCCAGACGACAGTGATGATGAAAAGCTTTTTTCGCCACCAAAGGATGATGACACGGCTGGTTGGAAGTTTGATCCTTTTCAAAATCCGATCGATGTGCAGTGGACAGCCAATGACTTTGTGGTTCACGGTAGTTACCAGACGAACACTGATGTTTTTAATCCTGTTCGCAAGAATTTTCTTACTGTTTCACACGATGGCTTAACGTGGCGAGAAATTACTCCGTACCACAATCCTGGAGTTTACGGCAAGGGTGTGTGGACAACGGGTAACTCCAAATCGACAGACCTTTTTAAGACGTGGAAGTCTGTCGATGGGGATACTCCCGATATCTTTGCTCTAGGTGTGGGGGCATGCTATGGGATGCCCGTGGACGCTAAGTTGACCGATGACCCACTGATTATCAAGAACGGCATTTTTGCAGCTCTCAGCTCTCCCGATCGCACACACCTCAAGATTTATATCTCAAAAGACTTGAGTGACTCTTGGCAAGTTGTAAAAACGATCAACACGGATGGGGTTTTTTCACAGTGGACTCCTTTGTTCATAAATTGCATTCAGGGTGTTTTCTACGCCTGTGTTTTTGGAAATGCTCCAAATACCTCTAGTTTTCCTAACATTTTACCTGCTAATGCCTTCGAAGGTATTTGTAAGTTGTACACATCTAGAAACGGGATAGACTGGGATGACGGCACAGAAATTTTGCAAGGGATCACGAAAGCCACATTCGATGATGAATTGTTTCACATTCCTGTTTATCCAAGTGTCAATGTCTTCAAAATGGTTTATAAGAAAAAGAGTAAGACGTTTGTAATTTCTGGGTGTGCTGGTTACGCTAATACAGTGATGTTTTATGCTGAGGCATCCGATCCAAAATTATTCAATGGTGTTAATAAATTCGGAGAATTTGGACAAACTAGTACTGACGAAATAATAATAGACCAAGCGACAGGTGGTGAAATAGCCCATATTACTGCCATTGACAATTTTATCAATCCATCCTACTACGGAGGCTGGCCTGCTTGTATTGGGGATAAAGTTGCTATTAGTCTTGCTAAGCTGGAGCAAGAGATAAATCTCACCCTGATCTCCAACCCTCCAGTTCATTTTGCTACAATGCCTGAATTATTTAATAACTACCACGTTGATACTACCTCAGACCAAGAAGGCGTTCTTGACGTTAATAATTCGGAAGGTTACTTCTGCGGGGGTATTGTTAGCCATAACGCTGAGGTTGTGGCCGAAAGTTTCTTTACAGACCCGAACCCACCACACGCTCAATTTGTCCACTACAACGCTTATTTTCTCCCTATTCCTGGACCGGAAGGGAATTTTAGACCAGGACAGCCGCCACAAATCGAGGTGAATGGTTTTAAGGACAAGGATAACACCCAAGCTATTGGGACTTTTTTATACAAGAGACAGCTTGCGGTCTACACACAGTACAATGACGCTGAGGGTGGTGGTACGGAAGGGGGGCCAGACTTGCGAGCTGCTCTTGTGACACAAGGGTTTCAACTATGGCGGTCAGAAGACGGAGTTACTTTTACCAAAATAACAACCCATCCGTACGCGGATAAGCTCAATGGGTTTGCCGGAATAGTGATGGGTAAAATTCCTCCACCTCCAAAAGATACTTAGGAGCTAAAATGGTTGATCGTCGTACAGGCATTCTTGATCGTTATGAGGCCATTCTGAGTGGTCTTGTAGTTCCAGGGTTCATGCCGTCCTACTTCCGTAACCGTGGCGAGGTCCCGGATGACAAGCGTCCCTGCATCATCCTACTTGACGGGCATGAGGTTGTAGAGCCGGAAGCCCAGATAACACCAGGTCGCGTGTCGAGATCACCGTGTCTAGTGAACATGATTACAGAAGTCTGGGTTGTGCTCGAAGGGCGCAAGCCGCTGAATGAGAATGTGGGTCGGGACCTAAACACGTTCCGAATTGCTATTCTCGATGGTATACTCAACGACAGTCAGCTTGAGGTAATCGTCAATGCGCGAGGCGGCGGGTTACTTCGATATGAGTCGATGATGACTGATATGGCCGAGGGCCTCACCATGGAAGGTAAGTTGGGTATCAAACTGTTTGCGCGATATCCCCTCATACCTGCCGAGTTCAAACTCTAAGAAAGGACAAAGAAATGCCTATCATTCTCGGTTCAGTCAATTCGCCCAACACCAACAACTACTACATTGGCACGGGCATCGTTTCGGTCAAGCTGACTGGCGACCTCGATTATGTTGACTGCGGTAACGCACCGACGTTCGAGTTCCTGTGCAAGCCGACAAGGCTTGACCACTACAGTTCACGGACTGGCGTGAAAGTTCGTGATGCGATCGCGATTGTCCAAAAGGACGCAACGTTGACGATGGTACTCGAAGAGTTCACCGGACGCAACGTTGGTATGGCGTTTATGGGCATTCCGATCATTGACTCCCCGCCTGGATCGATCACGGTCGATATCTTCTCGGCGTCGATCATCGAGGCGGCAATCAAGTTCGTCGGTCAAAATGACGTTGGTCCGCGTTGGACTGCGATCTTCCCGAAATGCCGTATCACACCATCAAAGGCCGTTTCCTTGATCGGCAACTCGAAGTGGGGTGACATGGAACTGGAAGCCGACGTTCTTGCTGATCCGACAACAGGCTTTTTCGGGTCCGTCACGGCGACCCTGTCCGAGTCGCCGTAAAAACAATCGAGGATTGTTCGGATCGTTCCTTACAATCCTTCCTACGGCCCCCTGTGGGCTTGTCTTCGATGGGGGCGCTGCATGTGTAGCGCTCCCCTCATAAAAACCACCCCAGCACGCCCTATCGAAGGAATTTCAGCGGTCCCGCTGTCGGGGGTGCTGCATTCCTGCAACACACTGGAAAGGCGCAAGGCAAATGGCCTCGAAACGTCAAATTGGTATATTGGATCTCCTGCCGCAAAAGGCTTTCTTGACTGTCGGGGACTCTGACGTTGAAGTCTTCGGTATCCCGTCAAAAGCTGTCGCGTTTTTGATGAACCGTTACCCACAACTCATTCAGACGATCGCCGCAGGAAAGTTGAGCATGGGTGATATCGTCAAACTGGCACCCGATGCTGTTGCAGAAGTCATCGCCTGTGGAACTGGCGGACTAAAAGTCACAATCGAGGAACAGAATGGGATCGAGACTAGTATATTTGATATCGATCCGAGGTACGTCAGGTCGGCTGAACTATTGGGGATTGAGTTGCAAGTTGATTTTATCTTGAAGATTGGAGAGGTCACGTTCCCAAGTGGCTACGGCCCTTTCGTCAAGAAAATCCAGGAGTTGTCCGATCCCGGCTCCGTCGCGTCTGGAAAGGCGCGGGTTATGAACTCGCCACGGGGATCGAAGCCCTCGGTGGAGCCACCAATCCAAGAGTCTGGGACCTGACCCCAAAGCAGATTGCTGCATATCTGTTCCTGAAAAGCCGACGTAGGCTTGTTGAACTATCAGAAATTGTCTCAGCGACAAATCTGGGTACCTCGGGTAACGTCGAGGCAATCGACAAGCAAATTGAGGCTTGGGATAAGGAAACATGAGCAGCGTTCGAGTCAAATTCTTGTTCAAGGGACAACCCGCCGGTCCGAAATGGCATGCGGCAAGTACCAAGAACTTGTCTCGCATGGCAATTGCAGTGACGGGGGCTGCTCGTGACGTTGCCGCGGCAATCCTGGAAAAGGGAAAAGCCGATATTGCTGCTGGTGGGAACTTTGGATCGCGCTGGACGCAAGGCTTGCATGTCGATGTGAGCCCCAAGTCCGGCGCGTTAATTAACTGTACTATCACCGTCTCACATGACGTTCCCTACGCCAGCGTGTTCGAAACGGGCAAAACCATACATGGTAACCCATGGCTGGCAATCCCGTTGTCGTTTGCGAACGTGCCAAAAGGGTTACGTGCGAAGGATTATCCCGGAGGTCTTGTTTCGGTGTTCAATCGAAAAGAGCCCGGCGCTGCACCTTTGCTGATTTCCAAGGATGACGGCAAACCTAAATACTTCCTGATCGAAGAAGTCACATTGAAGAAACGATTTCACTTACGTGATATCATTGAAAGGGAAATGCGTAGTTTCCGTTCGCAGTACAGCAAGAACTTACCGAAAGGATAAAGTCCATGGCTGGCGATAGTGGCCTACCTGCAATCGTCCAAACGATTGGAGTCGAAGGTCAAGAAGATATTGAAAAGGCATTCGACAGTATCGCGGAAGCTGGCAAAGCAGCTTTCGAGAAACTGGAAGAAGTTGCCAGTCATACAGTATTTGCTGGACTTGCAGAAGCCATTGCTGCCGTTGGCGTAGCAATTGTCGGGACAACGCTTGCTCTGTTCGAGTGGTCTAAGACTTCGGTCGAGGCCACAGTCGAAATGGAGCACCTTGCTACCCAGACTGGATCAACCATCGAAAACATGTCGGCAATGATCACAACGCTTGGTGCGTTGGGAGCATCTACCGGCAACCTTGAGCAGGCGTTCAAGCGCTTTGCCGTTCGATTGGAGAATGACTTCCCCAACGTTGCAAGAGCGTCGCGTGACGCTTCGGATAAAATGGTTGATGATCACAATAAGATCATCGATGCAAACCAAGCGGTCGAGCAGTCTACAATCAAGTTGTCTGAGGCGTACATCAAAGCGGCTGATGCAGAAAAAGCAGCGGCGCATACACAGGTTGCAAACGCCTTTTCCGTTCAAGGTGCGGTGCTGAGTGTTGAGCGTGCAAAGCAAGCACTGGCGGCAATCGAGGGAAATCCACCGACTGCTGCGGAACAGCAAGTACTGAAAGAGAAGGAAGCCCGACTTGCCTTGAAGCAGGCAATCGAGGCCGAGGCTGTTGCAAGGCGCAAGCAGGAGCAGGACGACCAGAACGCGGCAAACGTCGCGCAGTTGGCTGCACTTGCAATTCGGGAGGCCGAGCAAAAGAAAATAGAAGCAGTCCAAAAAGCGGCCGAAGCCGTAAAGAAGGCGAATGAAGACGCCGCAAATTCCGTACCTACCTTGCAGCGTGCCGTCGAGAATTTGGCGAATGGTATTCCGCAGGATTTGAGTAGAGTTAATTTCAGCGTTCAGAATATGGTCAAGGGTTTCGAAGCAACCCTGCTTGACGGCGGTAACTCGTTCAAAGAGTTCAAGGGCAACGCGTCTGACTTACGAAACATTGAGCCAGCGCTGGAACCTGCCTTTTTGAAGTTGATGGATATTTTCCACAATATGACTGACGAGACCAAGAAGATGGCTCTCGCACATCAGTTGTTTGGTCGTGGTGTAAGCCAAGACCTTGTTGCGGCAATGTCTGTCGGATCGAAGGCTTTTCTGGAGTTCCGTGAAGCACAAAAGGAAGCCGGACTCGCATTGACGGAAAACGATGAGCACATTGCGAAAGACTTCCACAAATCCTTGAACCAACTGCAGGGCGATCTAAAGGTTACTGCAGAACAAATAGGTAACCTGTTTGCTCCAGGCTTTACTGCTGGCTTCAACATACTGGATGAAGCGATCCGCAAGAGTCATCCTGAACTACTGAAATTTGCCAGTGATATCGCTAATCAGGTCAAGCCTATCATCACGGACTTGTTTCGCTTACTTGCCGGTGAGGAACCAAAAATCACATGGATTTTAGTTATCCAGCAAGCGTTGAGTAATCTTGGGTCTTTCATCACAAGTTCAGTTAAACCAGTCATAGGTGATCTTCTCAGGCTGCTTGCTGGTCAGCAAGTTCAAACACCATGGGTAAGGACAGTAGTTGAGTTACTAAACTCCTTGGGAAGTACTATCAAGGGTATTGTTATTCCTGCGTTCGAGTTATTGATTGGGTTCATAGACAAAATCAAAAATACCATCAATGACGCTTTTGGCACAAACTTGTCCAAGATGGACGTTGTGTTCCTGTACGCGCTTGGCAGAATGACAGGCGCGTTAGGATTACTAGGCTCACTGCTGCTATTAGTTCCAGGGTGGATCACTGCTGCGTTTGTGATCGGCGCCGGTATCTACTTGTTCTGGGATAAAATAGTTGAAGTTGCAACAGCGGCATTTGAGAAGATCAAGGCGAAAGTCTTGGAACTCCGTAACTACATGGCGGAGACCTTAGGTACGTCTGCTGCTGACGTGATCCTCGCTGGTTTGGGCACCGCCCTGTTAGCCGGCATTGCCCTTATCGGCACGCGCATGGCAATTGGTTTAGCAACAGCATTTGTTACCGCGCTAGTTGGTCTTCCTGGTCTTGCGGAGGCAGCTATTGGAGTAGTAGGTCTTGCCATTGCTGCTGCGTTGGTTACGGCAATTATCAAAGGTATGCAGTTACTGTCAAACAAGACGGCACCAAAACCGTTGGGTTCTGCTGGTCCTGCAAATCCAGACGAGGATGGTGAAAAAGTCCCACTTCCAAAATCGCGGCCCGGCAGTGCACCGGCAGCAGATAAGTCCGTGACTGAGCAGTTGAAGGCATTAGTAGCTGACCATGAGGCTTCTATAAAAAGTGCTGTCACTGGAACCCATGAGTTGGCTGCGGCAACACATGATGCAGCAGAAAAAATCAAGGGTGCGACAGACAAGTTAAAGGGTTCAGAGTTCAGTAAGGATAAAGGGACTATCAGAACTAACCCGTTCTTTGATAACCCAAACGCACAAGGGGATGTTGTTACGGGTGGTCCCGGACTTATCAAAAACAATCCTTTTTTCCAGCCCCCTCCCACTCCAACGTCATCCGATAAGAAAACTGAGGCGAATGCTTCACTTGAAGAGTTTTCGGCCGGCTTAAAGAAGGTTAATCCTGAACTTGAAAAGACTGGTACTGATCTAAATACCACTGACACTGCATTTTCAAAAGCCAGTACTGATGTAGCCACGGCTGAGACAAGCCTCAAGACAACTACAGATACTGCCGATACCTCTGTTGAAAGCTTGGGCACACAAGCTGGTGTGACGACTGAAGCTCTTCTCGGGCTTGATGGTAAGTGGACAGGGCTTGGTGATACACTCGATAGCGTCACCGGTAAGCTGAAAGATTTCCTAGACGCTTTGGACAAGAAGTCTGGTGACAGTGGCACGTCTTCAAGTGCTCCTGACTCGTCAAGTGATGACGGACCGTCGCCTGTTGCAGGAAAAGCAGCGGGTGGTCCCGTTTGGGGTGCCGGGCACTCGACCAGCGATAGCATTGATGCGAAGCTGTCTCATGGTGAGTTTGTCATGCAAACAAAGTCCGTTGAAAAATACGGACAACCCTTCATGCATGCAGTTAATGAGGGTAAGTTCAATTTGGGTGGTTTGGTACAAGGCGTGACAAACGTCATTCGCTTGGCTGCCGGTGGGGCTGCGACAACAGCAAACCACATCAGTAACGTGATCCATAACGGGTATGAGGCCGTCGCACGATTGGCGTCTGGGGGTTCTGCTGGCGACACGACAAACATTTACCATCATCAAAAACATCACGAGCTGGGCGGAACTCCCAAGTATCATTATGATGGGTCAGTACCGACAGTTAATTTAGTCAGCGCTTTCAAAAGCGGGGGCCTTGTTAGGCACGTGGCAAACACTGTCAAGACGATCAATCAGGTCGTCAAGATGGCACAGGGTGGGTTTGCCGGAGGTGGATCGATCGCACGTGCGATTGCGTCACCTATGCCAACAGTTGACTTCAGTTCATTTGCTGTCGGTGGATTGGCTGGAGCCATGAATAGTCAGGCACCTGCACGATTGGCCTCGGGTGGCAAGGCATCGGGTGAGCGCCCTGCCGTGTTCATTCTGGACGGTAACAAAATTCCGGGCATCACGATGACCAATGATGCATTCTCGCAAATGTCGAAATATGCCATTAAGAAGCAGACGGCCTCACTTGGTCGCAAGGGGAGTGCAATTCGATGACCCTTCCTGACACTGGTACAATGCTGGTCATGGATGGTGTGGGTATACCATTGTACTCCGCGCGAGGATTGACTATTGCTCTCAAACCAATACAGGCATCAAAAAACTTACGGCGAACTGTTGATGGAGAGTTACGGAATACTTCCTACGCTCAATTCCGTAAGTACGCGATATCGATTTCCTCCAAGGATCAGCAACCACCGGCACTTGATGGTGTGTTTCCCGGAGACCCCGTTGTGTTATGGTTACCCAAATATTTTTCATACCCTGTGGGTGGGTCACCAGCAAGACAGGTCGTCTGCGGTTCGGAAAACAATGATGATCCTGGGTTCATCCGTTACCTCCCTATTTTGTACTGCTTGATCGTTGATTGGAGTGACAATCTTGATGAGTGGACAGCCGATCAGCCCTGGCAAATAGATTTCGAGGAGCAGTAAACCATGGGTCTGTTTACAGATTTCGTTGGTCCATTATACGTGGCCCTTGTCAACCCTTGGGAGACAACGTTCACTGACGAAATGATCCGCAAGGATTTTCGCATATACTCCTTCGAAATCGATTGGTCCGAAGGGGATGCAATGCAGATTACGCTCAACATCGAAAACCCGCGGCGTGGTTTACTTGCACCCGGTGTGTTGATATGGGCGTGGTTTTCGTGGCGGCGTAAGGACAACGGGCACGTCCAACCGTTCATGTTTGGTCGGATCGTGGGTCTGCCCGGTAACCTGATCCAGGAAATCGTGACTGTCGTTTATGTTGCGAAGCCTCTAGGTTTCGCTGGCAAAAAGCAGGTCTACGTCGAAACACTTAAAGTTCCTCCATACTATAATCCACTGTGGATCGATCCAGCGCACCAGGATGATCCAGACACTATTTTAGACGCGTATCCTGTAGCAATGTACGTCAATCCGCTCACGCTACACGTCAGCAGTTCGAACTTGCTGACTGGTGAGGATGGAACTGTAACTTTTCAAGAGTCCGATTGTTTTGAAGACTCTGTGGACATTCAACTCGGTCAAGTACCGCTGACAACCGTCATCATTGATGCGACAACAAATTGGACGCAATCTGCTTCAGGCACTATGACACTTTTTGATGGGCAGTTAGTTGGTCCCTTATATACAGACTCCTTGCTTACTGGGTGGCCTAAGCCGGGAGCAGGGATCGGGGGTGGATGGTCCGTCAAGAATGCAGCGGCTGTTGATTATTGGGGTTCCTCGCAAGCCCATACGGTAACTGTATCTTGGCAGTTTAAGGATACCTCCAAGTTTCATGCTGAGGGTAGCGTTATTTCGTCCCGTGTTTCAACTACACATCCAGTTGTCAGCAGTCCTGTTTTGGGACCGTATGTGACAAGTACGGAACAGGTTTTTGCTAGACTATATCCCAACAATCCTGATCTTGTGGACCAGCCGAATGCCAGTTCTAAAACGACAAAGGTTTGGATTGTCGAGTATTGGCTTAAACTCTTTTTAGAGTTAGAGTTCAACGTTAATCGCAAACGATCCGAGCATTTGCGGACACGGTTGACGGCCCAAATGCAGCCGCTGATGGTGGACTTGCCGTCACCTAGTGGTCCACAGGACAGTTCATTACCACAAGACTTTGAAATTTTGACATTCACGTCACAAGATGCGTCGGCACCGTTGACAGGAACGGGACCGACGGCTGTCATCCAAGACTGGACGGCCTACCAGGCAGCGGCTGTTGAGTACGGCACGCTGATTAGAGCTCCAGACTTGAGTTACCAAATCTGTATCCATCCTGGAACCACATCAACAACTATACCCACATTTTCCAATGTGATCGGCGTTGAAACTGACGAAACTACGGGCGTCAAGTGGGCTTGTATTGGCCCAACTCCTTATCCATACTATCAGAATGCAGCGTGGCAGGGTAACACAGCGTATAAATTAGGTCGTGTCGTCTATGCCCTAAAGGAAACGGCAACATCCCAAACTGGCGTCACCTCTGTCGTTACCACGAAGCAGTTGTGCATTCAAGCGGGAGTTTCGGGGCCCAACGTCGTCAATGGTAAACCTTTTGTGCCAGCGTTCAGTTCTACGTTTGGTGATTTTACGACTGATGGCGGCGTGATTTGGGTTAGTTTGGGAGTTGTTGCCAATACTGCAAATACGGGGGCCGCACTTTCTAACATCGCATCAAACACGTTCTTTAATACTTCAGCCGGGGTGACAGCGTTTGAGTATCTCACGCTAGTCGCCAGTAAACACCTAATCGCCCGATCCAGAGCTGTGCTAGTTAAGACTGAAGTCTTCTTTGAGCAGTTCTTGGGCCTCACTTTGAGAATGAGTGCAACAATACACAACCGCCATATTCCTGGCGGAGTTGCGACTGGAAAGATTGTTGAACTCAAAGCCACAGCCGATGGTGATACAGGCAAACTGACTTGTGAGGTTACTATCGCGTGTTGCATTGGGTATGGAAATGCCGTTGTGACTTCGCCCGGAACTCCAACCTACGTCAATGGTTACGTCAGTGGATATCGCACCACTGTCGGTGCAGCCGTTCCAAACGTTGCTGGAAACACGACATACTCTGTTCCAACCGTAACACTTTCTGCTGACGACACGACGTTCCCCGTCGCTACAACAACGGGGGGAATAGAACCAAGCTCCGTAGTTGTGCATTCGAGTCTAAATCTCGATGGCGAACAAACACTATTTAATACGCTTGAAGATATTTTCATTAAAGCGCGTGCGAGCGCTCCCGGAGCGGACCCAAATCTAGACGATACGCTGACCCGCCTAGAAGAGATGCAGGCACAGCAAGAGGCAGCAGCAGTTGCCGCCCACTCTGCATATGGTCAATACTACCTAGAACTAAAAGCAGTTGACGGAGGTCCGGTAAATAACGAGGCCACTGTTGTTATGGGTCCGTTAGTATTGCCAAAGGGTATTGACTTGGAGGCTCCTTCAAATGGCTAACACATTCGAAGGTCTTGTCAGACCATTTCAAGTTCCTAGCACAGTTGCATCAGCTCCTGTCGCACAACCGACGGGACCGGCAACATCCCCGGCTAACGTATCAGTTACTTGGGGTAATGGTGGCAATCCAAAAATTCTGACTGGCGAGGATAGTCTAGAAGTACAGTTGTATGCGATCAAATATCCGAAGGAAAAGACCACCCAAACTTTCAACGGGTTTGATCCTTCTGCCTTCTTTCCAAAGTTTCCAGGGTTCTAAGGGAGAACACGATGTACTGGTGCACTACTGATTTTTCACGTTGGGGCAGTGGCCTAAATAGGTTACTTGACGACTTTGAAGTTGACCAGAACTTCTGGGAAGTTTTACAACGTATCGCTGCGATCGAGAACCATCCGATCGAACCTGTTTCGATCATGGATATCACGACCGACGGTGACATAATGACAATTGCGATGACTGATGCGTCATCGTTTTTTGTCAAGATGCCCTTGTTGGGGATACATGGTCGTGGCATTTGGGCACCAGATACACAATACTTTGTTGGTGACGTTTTTGGCGAGGGTAACTCGGCATATATTGTCAGTTTCGATCACACGTCCGCGACACTGTTTGATCCAGGTGCAAGTGATGGCAATGGGCATAGTGTCTATGCGTTGCTATTCACAATCCCCGCTGGTTTGCCGATCGGAGGAACGACAGGGCAACTTCTAGCAAAAGCGTCCAACACGGACTATGACTTCATCTGGCATACAGTGTATGGAGTTCCGGCAGGTGGCGCCACAGGTGACGCACTAGTCAAGCATAGTGACGTTGACGGCGACACAGAATGGGTGTCCCGTGTCACAGCCCTTGCACAACTGATTGATACGTCAATCTCCAGTCCACAAAATGACGATATGCTGCTTTATAATGCTTCGTATGGAGTTTGGGAAAACGTCGCTGCGAGTACTGTTGTGGGAGGTGTGGGTGCAACAGGCGCGACGGGGCCAACGGGGGCTACAGGCCCAATCGGCGCCACAGGCGCGACGGGTCCGACAGGGGCTACAGGTTCAATTGGTGTTACAGGGGCTACAGGTCCGACAGGGGCTACAGGCGCAACAGGTGCATCAGGATCACCCGGAGGGGCAACAGGTGCAACAGGTCCCGTTGGAGCTACAGGCGCCACGGGGCCAACGGGTGCATCAGGAACTCCCGGTGGCGCAAGCGGCGCGACGGGTGCAACAGGGGCTACAGGACCCGCAGGTGCAACAGGCGCGACAGGTGCGACAGGACCTAGCAGTGCAAGCGATTTTGTGCAACTTGCACAAATCACAACAACTGCCGGACAATCATCTGTTGACTTCACTAGCATTTCTGGCAGTTACACGAGTCTAAAGGTTGTCTACAGCGCGAGAGATAATGCTGCGGGAGGTAGTTATGCGAACTTGAGTTGTAAAGTAAACAATGACGCTACTTCTGGGGACTATTCTGCTGCTGATCGCATTTATCAACTTGACGGGTCTGGAGCTACAGACGTCTTAGCTTCGACGTCAGCGGGTGCATGGGTTGGTCTGCTTACACAAAGCAGTGCCTTTGCCGGGTATGGTGAGATTACATTCGCTAACTACACAACTAACGTGGTCAAATCTATAATGGCATTCTTTTTCAACTTCACATCAGGCAACGGAAAATTTGCCGGTCATGCTTTTAGCTTCTGGGATGATAATAGTCATAACACTCCTGTCAGTGCAATTTCAAGGTTGACCTTCACGACTACGAATGCCTTTGAAGCTGGTGGCGTGTTCACTTTGTATGGCTTGAAATGATGCGCCAAGCGGCGATCTTGATCGGGGGTGCTCAGTTCGTATTTAAGGAGTACGAACAAGCAAAGCAACTGTGCATGCAGGTTGGCGTTGGATGGAGTACATTTGTCGCAAATGACATTTGCACGATCTTTCCAGATGACATTGACCACGCATGCATGATCCACACAGACTCCGTCAATCCATGGATTGAAAAGAGGCTTGAAAAGGGTTACTCAGCACCCAATCAAGTCTGGTCCCACAGGTTTTCTGAAAAGCGAAATCAGGGGATTGCAAAGTACGTCACACACGTCAACGAATGTTGGCGAGGGTCTGTCGGATTGTTCATGGTTCAAGTTGCACAGCGCTTGGACTTCCAGGCATGCCTACTGTGCGGCGTGCCTATGTCACCTGAGCAGCTGCACGTCATTAGAAAGACGCGGTGGACCCAAGGCATCGGTTTCCAGAATGGCTGGGTAGTCCATAAAAAGCAGATAGCGCCGATCGTGCGCAGTTTTTCAGGATGGACAATGCAAGAGTTTGGCTTTCCTGATGCCTCATGGCTACACTCACGACTATCATGACAGTAGCGATTGTCATCGGGGGTGCCGAGAATGTACTAGACGAGTACAAAAGAGCAAGGCAACTCTGCATTGATGCTGGCGATCTTGCTTTTGCGACTTTTGTCGTCAATGACATGATCGCCTTGTTTCCAGACCATATTGATTTTGCCATTACTCTGCACCCGATCAAGTTAGAGGTTTGGCTTCGCTGGCGTGAGGACTCTGTGTTGTGGCCCCCCGGCAAGGTTTACTCATGTACGCACGACAGGGGTGTGACGCACACAACTTCAGATTGGACTGGATCGTCTGGGTTGTTCGCCGTCAAAGTTGCGTTGGAAGAGGGGTTCAACAAGGTGCTTCTTTGCGGCGTACCGATGGACCCGAAAATGAGACACTTCAAGCGTCAAGTCCCATGGCCTAGCGCCGAACGTTTTAGAGAACGTTGGGAACCCTATATGAAAACGATCAAACTGCATGCACGCAGTTTCTCAGGCTGGACAGCCGAGCAACTAGGCACACCCTCGATCGAATTTTTACGTAGTTAGAGATCACGAGGTCCTGTTTGGATCATGCATTCTTGCGCGTGCATGGTTTGAACCCGGCAGGGGACTTCGTGTCGCGGCCCCGCCCGTGATTGTACTCTCCCCGGTCACGGGCGGGGTTTCATGGAAAAGGAGTAAGTAGTCGTGGCTTGGAAAGATTTCAACGAATTCATAAAAGACAGCGTGAGGGATGAAGCTGTCGAGTCGATGCTGCCTCGTCCTCCGTTCACGATATCAAAGGACGAGTTGCGATTGGCTACCCGCATGCTGAAAATCATGCAGGGACTGAAAGGTGGTCGCAGGAATGTGCAACAACTGATACTTGACAGCCACCCAGCGCCAGACGAGATTGCACAGGTGGAGTTTATGTTTAAGCTCTTTAATCTGGCTCGGACCTGTGATAAACCTGAGGTCGAGTTTCTAAATCAGTTATTCGGTCGAATGCTGATAATCAAATAGGGAGAGTGATCATGGCTGATGTTACAGGCGCAACAGGCGCAATCGGAGGCCCCGTACTTAGTACGGGCGTGGTACAAACAATACCCGCATCAATACTGACATTGGATATGCTACAGAGGCGCTGGCCTCATGCAAACCAACATACTCCTGGACTGAT